AGCGTTCACTTCCGCGGTCACGGTCGGGCTTCCGGTCTGGGACGTCGTCATTCCGGCGCAGAACGACAAGGTGCTATTTCGCCAGCCGTTTATGCAGCTGGCCGCGAGCTACTCGCCGCTGCCACTAAACACGGCTTACACGGCGGCCGGCTCCTATGGCGTGCCCACCGGCGCGACTTACTACCTAGTCGGCGAGGAGAACTTCGCAGATCGTGCGGGCGGAATGCTGCAATGGGAGCGGGTCTACGCGAAGGTGCCAAGCTCCTGGAGCGATGGCGAGGAGTTCGCGTACACGTTCCCGGCCTATCTCGGAACGGTTTCGCCTGGATCTGATTTTACCATCACTTCCATTTCTGACTCGGGAACGTATTACACGATCTCGTCGGGTATGAATTTTAGCGCCGGAGACTCGGTCTTCGTTTCTGTAAGCTACGTTCGCGATTCGGTCAGCTACTACGTTGGGCAATACACCAAGGCCGCAGGCGGAAACAGCGGAACCAACGTGCTAGTTCCGGCGATCTTCCCCGGCACCGGAACCTTTGGCTCGGTCGGTGGCAACGTGACGACGGAGGTGCCCTATCGAGCACTTGAGCAGACGCTTCTGGTTACGAGTCAGATGGTGCACGATTACGCGCTAACGAGCGTTACCGCGCTCGATGGCTCCCTCCCAATCATCAACGAGTTTTCGCCAGTCGACGCGACCGGGGCTGCTCTGCAATTCAACCAGCTAAACACTTCAACGAAGCCGACTGCCGCTCAGTACGCGGCGATGATTAAGAATCAAGTTCTGATCGTCGGCGCCTCGTCTACCCGAGCGAGATTCTACGGAAACATTTTTGAGCGAGTCACTCGCTACATCCCGGCCAGTTAGCCTATGAGCGACCTCAAGATCCAGCAGCTTCCGGCTGCGTTCGTTGAAGTTGGCGCGAAGCACAACGCGCTCGTCGACGTCGTTAAGACGATGAAGGGCGAGAACGGGATCACCGTCGTCGCCTCGGATGCGAACGTGATCATTCGCGGCTCGTCGACCGGATCGTCTGGCGATGCGGTCAACGTAGTGGGCGTCGACGGCAAGTTAAACGCGGTCGTGAAGCATTCGACCTGGGTCGCTCCAACTACCTATCCGACCGAGCTAGGCGTGATTATCGGAAGCGGCGAATCGTTCTTGAGCGAGGATGGGTTCACCTACGTCGACAACGCGGACGGGATTTTCGCCGCTCTCAATTACTACGGCTTGCGGTTCGTCGAACCGAGCGGCTCGTTGACGCTCGATCAGAATGGCTTGGTCTGGGAGGATGCCTTCAATAAGGCATACATCGACCTTGATGGCTTCACGTTCCGCAATGCGTCCGCGACTGGAACGCTCGGGCCTGGGTATCTCGAGCTCACCTCGGGCACACTTTCGGTCACCTACGGGGCAACGAGCCTTGAGTTCGCGAACGGCAGCGCGGAAACCATCGTCAGCGCGACCGGAGTCGAATACAAAGACGCATCGATCACGACTACTCTGGGGGCCATCGGCCTCCGAATTCAAGACGCCGGCACGAACCGGATGTCCATCGACGAGCTAGGGCTGCAATGGCGCGACGGCATCATCACGGCGTACATCGATTACGAGGGCATCACCGTTCGCGCAGCAGGAGGCATCACGTCGAACATCAGCCCGACCGGATTCACGTTCGAGAACTCAACCATCACCGCCGTCCTTGGAGGATCGGGGCTACGGATCGAGGACAATGGCACGAACCGGATGCTGATCGATGAGCTCGGCCTGCAATGGCGCGACGGTACGATCACCGCTTACATCGACTACGACGGCGTGACCGTGCGTAGTTCTGGGAGCGTCACCTCAAACCTCAACGGCAGCGGCTACGTTTACGAGGATGCCTCGATCTCTGCCGTGATCGGGGCAAACGGACTCCGCATTGAGGACAATGGCGACAACGTCACGCGAGTTGATGAGCTCGGGATCGACTGGACGGATAGCAACGCAGCGTGGCGCATCAGCACGACGGGCTATTATTTCTCCGATCCGACGCTGTTCGTTAAGGCCGGACAGGGCGGCGTGGCCGTCAACGATGCCTCGACGAATTACTTCCAGGTAAGCTCGACCGGCTTCTTGATGTCCTATTCGGGAACCGCAATCTCGATCCCGTTCACCGCGATCACGCGCTCGCTCTATCTTCGCGAGGTCGAGGTCTGCGTTTCCGGTGCGACGAAGAAGATGATGATTCTCGCGAGCAACTATTACGACCCGTAAGCTATGGGCATTTTCATCAAGGGGCTCGGGGATAATGGATGCTGCGAGTGCGGAGGTCGCGACGATCCCTGCGATGGGCCGCCTACGCCAACGCTGGTCTGCCGCACATCAGAAGCCACGTTGAGCAAGTGCGGCTACACCGAATACGGAACGCCGAGCGATCCTCCAAAGTATTACATCGACCGCACGCTGGCAGGCTCAATGACGGTCGAGGCGCTGAACACGAATTGCGGAGCGTGTACCTCTAAGCGAGTCTACACCTACTCAGGTGTTTGCACTTGGGATACTGTCGTATGCACCGTGAATAAAGCAGGACAGATTACCGATGATTTCTACTCGGACTGTGTTAATGTTTTAATCTCCAATACCTTTGCGACGTGTCAGTTGGACGTGGCTGGCGTGTTTTCCCCACTCGAAGCCGGCTGCTCATCGCTAACAGAAACAACAACTCAATACAAAATCGACGGTGACAATGTGTGCTGCACGATAGCTTTGGCTGAGTTCAAGTTTTCGGGCAGCATCACCGAAACGCTCTCGAACGAATACACCAACGCGGTTCTGAGCGCGAACGTATCGGCAACTTTGCCAGCGTATTCCGGCTCGTTCAGCAACGGGAATTGCCAAAGCGCGCTCTATGATTTGAGCTCCGACGAGGTCACGATGACCAAGCGGAAGGCCGAGTACAAGTTCACGTTACCGTCGCTAACTGGCTACACCTGCTATCGCATCACCTGGGTTGAGCGCTTCGCTCCAGAGGCTGGCGGATCGCCAACAAACACCGCTCTGACTTACGTCTGGAACGGCACCGATACCGAGACCCCAGTTTACGAGCTCGAGGTACCGGACATTCAAGGCACGACAGGGGTCGTGTCCGTCGTCGCTGACTGCTTCTGTTCGTGAAGCCGATCCCATCAGCCGTCGTTTCTGTCCGCGTCGATCTCTGCCGCAAGTGCCCGACGCCTTGCGCCGAGCGCGACTCAATTCAGCACAACGACCCGTGCGCCTCGTGTCCGATCACGCCGCGCCGATGGGGGCAATACGGCCGCTGCACCACCTACGGCCTCGGAGACCTGGTCGCAGCCGTGGCGCAGCCGATTGCGCGCGGCATCGACGCCGTGGCCGGCACGCGAGTCGCGGAGTGCGGTGGCTGCAAGCGCAGGCGCGAGGCGCTGAATCAGATTCGCATCTGACTGTCAGATCCTGCCGGACAGAATTCTTAGAAAAAGAGTTGACCGCGGCGGGCGCGTCTGCATTGTCGGTGGCGTCGGAGGCAATCACGCCCGAGACACCACAACGACAAATGACCGCTCCCATCCAATCCGGCCAGGTTCTCGAAGCTCGCAGCGCTTGTGATTACGACTGCGTCTTCTCAGTAAAGGTTATCGACCGCAAGGGCTCCTTCGCTACGGTCGAGGCTCACGGCAGCACGAAGCGCGTGAAGATCCGCAGCGACGACCGCGGCGAGTACGTCTACGCGCTCGGCAAGTATTCGATGGCGCCGATCTTCCGCGCGGAGGTGGCGTCGTGAAGCTCCTCCTCGCGCTCCTCGCGCTGGCATCCGCCAGCCACGCCGCTCCGCCGGAAAGCTTCTGGCGGGCGTTGCACCAGGTCGAGACCAGCGGCCGCCACGGCGCCATCCTTGGCGACAACGGCAAGAGCCTCGGCCCGCTCCAGATCTCGCGCGCGTATCACGCCGACTCGCGAGTAGCCGGCAGCTACGAGCAGGTCACCGACCTCGCCTACGCGCGCCGCGTCGCGACCGCCTACCTCAAGCGGTACGCGCCGCAGGCTTGGGAAGCTGGCGACGTGGCGACGCTGGCGCGGATACACAACGGCGGCCCGACCGGACACAAGAAGACGGTGACGCTGGGCTACGCCGACAGGGTGCGGAGGGCGATGCGATGAGCTACGAGGCGTTCCTAGATGCGAAGCGGCACGTCGGAGCAAAGCACGGATTTGAGCCGGCGTTTATCCCCGACAAGCTTTTCGACTTCCAGCGCGCGCTCGTGACGTGGGCGGTGCAGCGCGGACGCTCTGCCATCTTTGCCGATTGCGGGTTGGGCAAGACAGCGATCCAGCTTTCGTTTGCCGAGAACATCGTGCGGCACACGAATAAACCCGTGCTCGTACTGACTCCGCTTGCGGTTGCGCGGCAGGCCGTCGAGGAGGGGGCGAAGTTCGGCATCGATTGCGTCCGCTCTTCGGACGGATCCTTTCCGCCTGGGGCTCGCGTGGTCATTACCAATTACCAGAGGCTCCACCACTTCGACCGCAATCAATTCGCGGGCGTAGTCTGCGATGAGTCTTCAATCCTAAAGAACTTCGACGGGATGACGAAGTCGGCCGTGACTGACTTCGCGCGGAAGATTCCGTATCGGTTGCTTTGCACCGCGACGGCTGCGCCGAATGATTACATCGAGCTCGGGACGTCAAGCGAAGCGCTCGGAGAGATGGGGTTTTCCGATATGCTCGGGCGCTTCTTTAAGAAGCAGGGGCCAACAACCTCGCGGTCGGACGAGCACCGCGCGGGAGTGTGGAGATTCCGCGGCCATTCCGAACGCGACTTTTGGCGCTGGGTCTGCTCCTGGGCGCGCGCCGTTCGCCGGCCGAGCGATATGGGATGCGACGACGGGCCGTTCATCCTTCCGAAACTTACAACCAGGGAACACGTCGTGACGGCGCGCAGTCAGCGCGACGGGATGCTGTTTGATCTGCCGGCAATGACGCTTCAGGAACAGCGAGAAGAAAGGCGGCGCACGATTGCCGAGCGGTGCGAATTGGTAGCAAGCCTGGTCGGAAACACAGGCCGGCCGGCGGTGGTCTGGTGCCATCTAAACGACGAGGGAAAGATGCTCGGCAGACTGATCGAGGATGCAGCCGAGGTCTCTGGCGATGACGACGACGACAAAAAGGAGGAGACGTTTGAGGCGTTTGCGGCCGGCAAATTGCGCGTCCTAATCACCAAGCCGCAGATCGCCGGCTTTGGGCTGAACTGGCAGCATTGCGCGCACCAGACGTTCTTCCCGTCCCACTCGTTTGAGCAATGGTATCAGGCGGTCCGTCGCTGCTGGCGTTTCGGTCAGAAGCGCGACGTCGTGATTGATGTCGTGGCTTCCGAGGGAGAGTCTGGCGTGGTCTCTAATCTTCAGCGCAAGGCCGATCAGGCGGACGCGATGTTCAAGCATCTCGTCGCGCTAATCAACGACGAGCTCCGAATCGAAGGAGCAAAACATACCAAGTTAAATCCCGTTTTCCCCAATTGGTTATGAACAACGACAAACAACATATCACGGAGCGCTTCGCGCTCTACAACTCAGACTGCATTGACGTTATGCGCGCGATGCCTGACGGGTCGATTGACCTCTCGGTCTATTCGCCTCCGTTCTGCGGCCTATACAACTACAGCAGCAGCGAGCGCGACCTATCGAACTGCCGATCCTACTCCGAGTTTTTCGAGCATTACGATTACGTGATCTCGGAACTTGCGAGGCTTACGAAGCCAGGGCGCATCACGGCGGTGCATTGTATGGACGTGGCCGGAACGGGCAACGGCCCTACGGCTAAGATGGGCATCGCGGCGAATGTAGGGTCTGGGCTGATTGACTTCCCCGGCGACATCATCCGAGCTCACGAGCGCCACGGTTTCCAGTTCTGTATGCGGCGAGTGATCTGGAAGGAGCCGCTCGGAGTTCGACTTCGGACGATGGCTAAGGGGCTTGCACACGCGCAGATCGTGGAGGATTCGACTCTATGTGACGTGGCCGGCGGTGATTACCTGCTTTGCTTCCGAAAGAAGGGAGAAAACCCAATACCAGTAGCGCATCCGACCGGGCTCCACTCATACGCCGGCGAGCGTCAAATGCCTCGGGAGCTACTCGAGTGGAAAGGTCACGAGGGCAAGCAGACGGAGAACCGATTCTCACATTGGATCTGGCGCCAGTATGCGTCGTGCGTCTGGGATGACATCCGAATCGAGAACGTCCTCGCCTATGAGGAGAGCCGAGACAAGGACGACGAGCGCCACGTTCATCCGCTCCAGCTTGACGTTATCGAGAGGGCGGTGGTGCTTTGGTCCAACCCTGGCGAGGTCGTCTTCACGCCGTTTATGGGAGTCGGATCCGAGGTTTATGGCGCCGTGCTAAATGGCCGGCGCGGCGTAGGGGTTGAGCTCAAGCCGAGCTATTTCCGACAGGCGGTGCGAAACCTTTCGCAGATTGAGCGCGACTCTAAGACCGGCGAACTGAATCTCGTATGATACCCAAGATGATCGCCAAGGCACTACTCGCCGGCAAGACGCCAAAGGAGTTCGCGCACGAGGCCGGCATCTCGGTCTCGTGGGCTTATCGGCTCGCGTGGGACGCTGGCTTCAAGTCGGTTTACATCTCGCGCGAGGAACAGAAGATGATCGATAAACGGAGGGCCAGCCGATGAACCGCGCGACCAAGGCGCTGTTCGCGTCGGGCATCGCCTATTCGCACTACGCGCTGGGCAAGGCGGTCGTCTTCCGCGATCAATCCAAGCGGCAGCATAGCGCGCTCAGCCAGCGGCTTCTGCGCCAGTCGATGCGCGATCAGGCGCTCGCTTACGCACGGGAGGTGCGCTGGCTCCGCTATGCAAAATAACTTCAACCGCACTCAGCCGATCAAGAACCTGACCGGCGGCGGACACTCCGCGGCGCGCTACACGGGCACGCACGGGCACATCCAACGTTCGGCGTACTGGTGCTTCATCCCCGGCGAGGGCTGGGTTAAGTGGAAGGAGCTCTACGATCAAGTCGACGCGGCCTTCCAGGACTGGCAGATGCGCCACGCGCTCGGCCTCAGACGCAAGCGATGAACGTACTTGAACTTGAGCGGATGGCTCGGCGTGGTGCCGAAGACGGCCACGGCGACGAGTGGCATCCGCAA